TTCCCCTACAGTGAGTTGATGAGTTGCTTCACCGCCAGTACTTCCTGCATTATAAGTACCCCAACTTGCAGTACCTTGTGCTAATAATACACGACCTGCTGGCATTGCTTCCCATGTACCAAAACCAAATAATGTAGCTGGATTAGTGCTAACTGTGGACATATAAATACTTCCAACTGGATATACTTTTTTCAAGGTATCTGAAATATTATTTTTTACATATGCTGTTGTAGCAACTCTAGTTGAGTTATCTGTTGTTGAAGGAGTTGGTGCTGTAGGTGAACCACTAAATGCAGGACTTTCTGTATATGCTAAATATCTCCATTCAGACCAAGTGTCAAGAGCGCAATCTCTAGCATTTCTTACAGCAACTCCCCCTATAGCACCAGTAGTACCAGACCATTCTAAAGCAATTTGATTAGCACCAGCGTTTTTTACACTTATTAAATTCCCATATAAAAAAGGAAAACTATTATCATATATTGCAGCTTGTGAAAGTCCGCCTTTTAATGAGTTTCCTGTAGTTGAACCAGTATATCCTGCATTTGTCCCAACTCTATCAGAATATTCCGCTCTTGATACATTATTCACTGTGGTTGTTGAAGTAGAACCATTCCCTTTTGTTATAGTCAAAGTAGCATTATTAGCGGTTACACCTTTTACATATGTTGTATTTATTGCTTGACCTTGACTATCTTGAGTGGCTTTAGTAGCGTTATCTGCTTGACTAGCACTTGCAACTTTACCTGTAACCCCAATAGTAACTTTATCATTATTAGCATCACCCACAAGGCTAATATTTGCTCCTGCTGCTAATTCCAAAGTATCTTGTTTAGCATCAGATTGTATTGTAGTTGAGCCTACTTTTACATTTGCAAAAGTATTTTGATTTACTTCAGCACCACTTGCAATACCATCTAATTTCTTTTTATCTGCATTACTCATATACCCATTACTACTTTGAGTTGCTGTAGTATGTGTATGGTTACTTGTAGCAAAATAACTACTTGCTTTGCCATTTAAAAGAGCAGCATTTAAATTTGTGTTTTCTGTCCCATTATTTATAGGAATTTGACCATTTTCGTTTCCAACGGTTAGCCCTCGTAGTCTGCCTGCGTTTACAATTTGGTCATCTTTTAAAGCTCTATTTTGTTCTCTATCCCCAGCAGGAAAGTCAGATAAATAACTATCATCTGCTGGAAAATTAATATCATAAGCCATATAAATCACCTCTCATACAAATAAAAAAGAGCAAGATTTTAATACCCTCTTGCTCTCCAATTAATATTCCCTCCGACATCAGAATTATTACTATCTAAAACTCTGATTTTAAAACTTTGTTTTGTTTTATCGGTTATTTCACAACGAACACCATATCCTAAAGCATATGGTGTTACGATTGGAATTATATAAAATTCTTTTTTATAAGTTATTGTAGTTCCACCAATAGGAATTTTTAAACTACCTTGTTCTTCTCTGTCTGGAACATCAATATAAATATCAATTTTATTTACCTCTGGAGTAATTGTATTATCTGCTGTTGATAAAATACATCTAAATTCTACATATCTAAAATCATATTGTGCTTCTGTAAAAACTCTCCAATCAGTCCACATTATGTTATCTTTTGATATTCTAAACTCTAACTTGGCATTTACACTTCCAAAGTGTCTGGACGTAGATAAAAATTTACAAGATATGTTTGCTGTAATTTCTTGTTTTACGTCTATAGTTTTACATAAATAAACTCCTTTGGAATAATATGTTCCATCTTCTTGTTTATCTAATTGCAAAACTTCACTACCACCAATTTCACTAAACATCATATTAGAATAATCACTAAATTTCCCACCTAAAGTTTGCCATGTATAATAACTTCCTCCGAACACTGTATGGTCGTGAGTACCATTTTTATCAACTATTTCATCTATAGTTAAAATAATATTTTTATCCGATAAACTCTCTATTCTTAATAATTGAGAGTTTTCTTTTACAGAATATCTTCGACTACGATTTATAGCTTTAATCATATATTTAAATGTGCCTTCAAAACTAACTTTATACTCATACTGACTAACTGTAACACCAGAAACAATAGTAGTACCACTATCCCAAGAATAGCCTTCTCGTATTTCATATCCGACAATATCATTTTCTTCTACTTTTGCCCATTTAAATTCCACATAATCTCCATTTTGATATGCTAAAAAGTCTTTAACATCTGAAGGTTCATATATAGCATATAAATTAGCTCTAGTTTCATTTGAATAAAAACCACTTGTATTTACAGATTTTACAATAACATTTATATTGCCACTGCTAACATCTGGACTAAATGAAACCATAGTATTGATTGTCGTTGCTATTTTTTTAGCAGTATCCCAAGAATTACCATATCTAACTTCATAAAAACTGATATCATACTCTTGCACTGCGTCCCAAGTTATATTAATTACAGTTTTGTCGTTAGTATCTTGTTTAACTACTAAATTTGTAACAGGAGAAGGATTTAAGTCAAAAGTACACTCAAAATGGGCAGGATATAACGAATAGTAGCCTGCCATTGAAACAGCCTTTAACCAAAAATGATATGTCCTTTCTATATTAATAACAACATCATAATAAGTATTTGTAATATGAGAACTAATTAATGTTGAATTGTCCCAAGAATCCCCCATACGAAGTTCATAATGAGAGATATCTAATTCTTCTGGTGCTGTCCAATATAAATGTAATTCAGTTTTTTTAGAAATATTTTGAGTACCATTAAAACTTTCTATATCATATGGTTCAATCATAATATGTGTAAATAAATTATTTTTACGCGATTCAAAATTTGCTACTGTAGTAGCTGTAACAGATAGAGAAATATCAAGTGATTGTGGCATAGTATAAGTTAAAGAATTTGTTATTGAAGTACCTATTTTTTCATCATTAATAAAAACAGAATATAAAACAATATCGTGATAATCTGTAGGAATATCCCATGTTACAATAATTTGACTTCGGTCTTTAGGATTTTGTTTAACTTTAACATTTTCTATAACATTTGGTGTTAACACTAATTGCAAGCCTAATTCCTTAGCATTAACACTATATTTATTATTATAACCTATAGCTTTTATAAAAAATTTATAATATCCTTCTTTTCTAATTTGATAAACAACATTATTAGAGCTAGATTTAGCTATAAATTTACCACTATTCCAATCTTCGCCCATTCGTATTTCATAATTTACACCATGAGGCACTCGTTCCCAATTAAATTGTAAATTACTTCTATCTGTGTCCATTTGGATTACTGAAAATTCTGTTATATCTTCTGGTTCAATTTTTATAGTTATTTCTTTAAATATGCCTTCGCTTTCAACATTAAAAATAGAATATGTTTTTACACCAATAGTATACGTACCACTAGAATTAGCAATATAACTATATGTTGTTCCATCTGTGGAATGTACCATTTTACCATTAACATAGATATTATATTTAGATAATCTACTATCTTCTACTTCGTTCCAAGATATATTTATTTGACTTAAGTTATTGCTATCTTGTTCTACTGTTAATTCAGATATATCTTCACAAGACATATCTCTTTGAGCTGTTAATGTTAAAGGGGTTTGAGATAAATTACCACCATTATCAACAGAATAAATATAGAAATTATGAGCTTCATTATCTAAAATTTCATAGGTAAAGCTAGTAGTTATAGTTCTTCCTATTGTTTCAAAATTTTCATCTTTGATTTCGTAACATTTCAAATCTTTATCTTCAACAGGTGTCCATACTAATTTAATTTCTGTTGAGTTTGGATTATACCATACTCTACCTTCAGTAACATCACTAGGAGGAGTGTCTTTTCCTGTAATATAATATGGTTCTGAAACATATCCTTCAGAACACCTACCAGATGTATTTTCAACAATAATTTTAAATCTATAATTAACATGAATTTTAGCATTATTAATAATGAAAATATTATCAATAGTAGAGCCAAAGTACTCCCATACTTCACTATCATCTATAGCATAATATATTAATATATTGCGAATATAAGGATAAGTAGGGAGAATAATATCACCTAAAATATCACTAACAATACTGCCATCAGAATTTATAAAATAATTTTGATTTAATACTAATTTTTTTATTTCTGGAACAACACCTGTTAATGAAGTTTCCTTTGTTCCATATTTGTAAACTTGAATTGTTGCACCTAGATAATCATTATAAATATTTTCATTGTAGTTTCGTGCAGATATTTCAAATGTACCATCATTATTTTCTTTTATTTCTGTAATTCTAAAAGGTTCATCTTTAAATACATTATGAAAAGAAAATTCAATGACATCTCCAGGTTCTAAGTGCATTGCTTGTTGTCCTGTTTTAAAAGATATTGTTTTAAAACATATTGAATTATAATCTCTATAAAAACGGGCAAGTCTTAAAGCTTGGTTTTGACTTGTTGTACCTTCTAAATTAACAGATTTTTCTATAATTTTCCCTCTGTTTTTTTGGTCTGCAAAATCCTCTACAATAGCTTCAACACTATTCCAGTTATTCAATGGGTCAATAAAAGCAACAGAATATCTATTTGGTGTATCATCTAAAGCTAATGGAGCAACAGATAAATCTGAAGAATTACTATCATTAAATTTATATACAACATTTTCTGGCTTTTCAATTCTTAAAAATAGCTTATCCTGTGAACACACCAAAAATCCACAGAAGTTGCCTAAAATATCACTTATCCAGTCTAAAGCGGATTGTTTTTGGTCAATAACAATATTTAATTCATATCGTTTACAAGATATAGTTTCTCCACTAGAACCTTTATAAGTAATTATTTCATCACAATAATCCGCTATTTCTTTAAAGCTATCTTCATCAATATTTTCACTTGTTATCCATTTTCCTAATCCAAAATGTTTAGATAAAATAAAATCTCTTAAACACATTGCAGGATTAGTTGAATATTTTGTTTCGCCTGTTCGTGTATCATAAACTTTTCTACCTTTTACAAAACAACTTACAGACGGATTGCCATTTAATTCATTAGATACCATAAAATTCATATCTAACCATGCCATTTTAGGATAACCACCTACATCTACATAATTTGATGGTGGTGTTGAATCATAAAAAGTATATTTTGTACCACCTGTTACTGTAGAAGCTTGAACATTAACTAGAGATTGATAACATGATATCGCACCGCCTAATTTATATTTATTAAAAACATTCCTTGTTCTATGACCATGACCACTTCCACTAGGATATAATTCAGACCGTACAAACTCATAAAAATATCCATTATCTTCAAACGAATTACGTGGTGGAAATAATCCAGCAAAGGTTACTGTTTCAATAAATTGTTTTTCTTGTGAAATATCCCATAAATCACCAGGATATTTACTTGTTGTTGCTGTTGGAAAGGCTTCCCAACCATCACCTATTTTATTAATATAAGTTATTAATTCTGGAACACTTGTTTGCCAACTCCATAATGTATCAGCACTAGAAGCATCATCTTTATTTACTAGGTACAAGTCTTTGGTTGTTCCATTACATGATAAATACAAATGTTTACCATTCTTTTTAACAGTTGCATCAGCATACATTGTATTTTGAATAGTAAATACTGTATTAGACGTCTGCTCACCAGTCGGAATAAGCAAATCATTAGCACTAACACTTTCAATACCTTCAATTCCACCTTCACATAAAACTACGTGCTTATGAAGTGTATTTTGGTCAGCATTTGTTTCATGAAACGTTTGATTTCCAGTTATTTTTCTATATCCATAAACAACAGGAATTGTTGCTGTGCTAGACATAGTTTCTTGTGCCTTATCGAAACGTTGAATATTAGGTGAGTTTGTATTGCTTGTTTTAGGCTTATGAGTTGCACTCCATATTGAGCTACCTAAAGAAGCACCTAGAATTGCTCTAGACATAAAAGATAATCCGCCACCAAAAAAAGAAAAACCACCGCTTAATAGTCCTAGCCCTAAACTAAATAAAAATTTTCCACCACTTTTTCCTCCGCCTTTTCCCAAAATATCACCTCATTTCTATCTATAAACATTTTCAAATGGAATAGCAGGAAATCCACTAAATTTTTTCATGTTATTAAATCTATTTTGACAAGTTTCTTTAGTCTTATCACAACCTCTAATCAAGGTTGCATATATTCCATCTTTTATTCCATCTTGTAAAAAAGAATAATTTACAACAATTTTATTATCTTTATTAGATAAAATTAATCGTGATTCACCTTTAATAGAAATCACACCATCTTTCCAATAATTTTCAGCATATGTTGATGTTAATAATATATTACTATTATCAGAACCTTCTGATAATTGAACTGTTGTTTCCTCTAAAGGTATCCCACATTCTTCATCACCAAATTCACTATTACAACACAGTTGACAAGTTCTATTTGGAACTTCTATATTTGGTAATCTAGTATTTAAAGAGAATGAAAATACACCATCTGAATAACTACAAGAATTAATATATCCCATAAAAGAGATGCTCTTTATGGTATCATCTTCTAAGCTATCTGGATAAGATATTTTAAATATTGTTACGTCTGCACCTCTAAAATCAAAACCATTACTTAAATAAGCTAATTTGTCATAATCACCATCACCTAAGCTTATTTCGCAACTATCAATGACATTATCCATACTTTTATCAATAGTTTCTCTTTGAAATGGGATTGCCATATAAGTCTGTCCAGCAAATGTGATATCTGTATCAGTAGCAGCTAAATAAATTGTTCCTGTTTTTAGCTTTACTATATAAAGTTCTATAAAAAAAGTGGCATCACTATCTTTCATTTCGCTCATTTTTTGCGGTAAAATTATCACATTATATCACTCCTTAACCTCAATTAACGTTATATCCAAAGTAGCACCTATCTTTTTGCCTTTTACATCATAAAACCATTGAGGTTCTAATGTACTTCCAAACCTATATATTTTTTTATTACCATCTCTAAACACATCACAATAAAATGTTTCTAACATTCCTTTGCGGTCATTATAAAAATCAATAATTTCATTTATATATTCTGTTAATCCAGTCGTTGTAAACGTACAAGTAACTTCTGGTGAAGTCCACGTTTGTTGATATTGTTTTTTTCCATTTTCAAATTGTACAGTTCTAGTATTCCAATCATACTTTTCTGTAGGTTTTTCTCTTACATAAACTTTTAATTCTTCCAAAATAATCACTCCTACATAATCTATTGATTTTTAAGGGAAATTATTCCATTTTAATCATTTTTTCTTTTAAAACCACTAACAAAACCATTTATCCATAATTTTTTATGATAAACAGTACTAATACTTTTTCCATATCTAACAGGAACTTCCATTCCTAATACTTTTCCATATTCTAAATAAATACCAAAATGATAATCACCAGCTACATCAAACAATATAATATCTCCGAAAGAAAGTTCATTTATATTTTTAGTTTCCTTAAAATTTTGTTTAAAATATCTGAATAAACGAATTGCACCATCTGTTTTTTGCCAATCTTTAGTAATAGGCTTTCCATCTTTAAAATCTTGTTTCCACCCATGCTCTTTATAAAATAATCGACATAATCCAATACAATCACACCCATCAAATGAGTCTTGATTAAAATAATGTGGTATGCCTACATATTTATTAATATCTTCCATTTAATCACCTCTCTTAATATGTAAAAAAAGACGTACATCTAAAAATGTACGTCTTAAATTTGCTGGTTATTAATTTGTCCTTTTATAAAGCCTCAATAATCACTTTTTTAGTCCATTGCTCATGTTTGCTTAAAATATCTGAATATAAATTTGGTTCTAATTCTTTTAGATTTGCAATTTCTTTTATTAATTCTTTTTCATGTATTGCAAATGATTTATGCGTTCTAACATAAGATATTTTTGCTAAATTTAAACTAGGATATTTTTGTGGATCTATTTTTATATCATATTCGTTATCTATGTTACTACTATTCGAAATTGTAGATAGAGGTAAAACTATATAATCATTATTACGAGGTTCTGAAATAATCAATACAGGTCTTTTCTTAAAGCTTAACTTGTGTTTACTTATGTCATAGAATTGAGTAACAGAGATGTATAAAAGTCCTATCATTATAACACCTCTGCATCTTCAAATTCATCATAATACATATCGTAAACATGGTCATATGGTCTAACTTTTTCTGCATCTTTTCGTATATCTTCTATATTTAAGACCCTATTTCCGTTTTCGTTTTTATCTAACCCAACTCTAGCGTTTTTCCATGAGGTTTCTTGATGAGATAATTTACTTAATTTCCATGAAGCATATTCACCATAAGTATAGATAACATTTTTAACAATATATTTTGCCTCTAATGATATCTCTTTAGTAGGAGCATTTATTCCTTCGTTTTCAGTAAAAGCCCCTCTAACTTTACGTGATACGGGACCATACCTCCAACCCTCAAAAACCCCTTTAAATAAAGGTTCTCCAGTAATAGCAATACATTCTCTTTGAGTAAAATATAATAATTTTTGTAGTTTCATTTCATCTATTTTTGTGCCACTAATTTTAAAATATTCATTAAATATAAATTGAGCAACATCTAAAATTTTTTCCATAATAAAAACCCTCCTTATAACATAATTATAACATAAATACTTCAAAAATCATCATCTAAAACCTCTTTTTTGATTACCATATAACAAACGTTGTAATGCTCTAGGGTCTTTTGCAAGTTCACCAAAAATTTCTTCTTTAGATGCCCTTGTATTTAAAATAGTAACATTGCCACCACTAGAATTATCTTGTTTAGCAATATTAGTTAAAATAAGATTTTGCTGTCCCAATAATTCTTCCATACGAGCATTGTTATTTTGTTTTTGAGCTTCTTGTTTGATGATATTACTTGCAATATTTGGATTTTTAAATGTTGGAATATAAGGCTCTGGAACAACTGCCCCACCAGCAGCAAATTTATCTAAATTCATTTGCTCTAATATAGCACCATATTTTTGTGTTGCATTTGCGTTCATAATGTATTCACCATTAGAAACAGCGATAAATTTACCCTGTTCTTCTAAATAAGCTAAAATACTATCACTAACACCTGTTCCTGCACCTTTAATTTTTCCACCATTCTTAACAGAATTGCCACCTGTTGCAAACTTTTCTAATGAGCCACCAGTAGAAAATAACCCTATTACACTAGGCAATAAACCTATATAACTACCAATGTTATTACCTTTACCACCAGCAGGATTTACCATTGTTTGAGAACCAAAAGATGATACAGCACTTCCAAATTGACTTACATTTCCACCAAACTGCTGAATAGCCATTTCTTGCATATTAGCTGTTGTTGAAAACTGAATAGCATTTGCTGTGTCTTGTGCGGTATTTGCACTATCTTGGATAGTGTTAACATTATCCTGCACAGTTCCCTGTAACATATTCTGTGATGCTAATAACATATTCTGTGAAGCATTATTTAAGTTAGAACCTTGAGCATAGAAATTAGCAATGCCCTCTGTACTATTCTTTCTTTGCACTACTTCTGCTGTTGATAATGAAGCGTTAGCTACTTTTCCAATAGTATCATTGTTAGAATTAAAATTATCTACATAGCGTCCAGCTTCTTGTTGTTCAGTAGAATTTAATTTAAGTTTACCAAACCCAAACATATTTGAAACTAAATCCCAAACAGAATTTGTGGAATCTTTTATTCCCATTAACCTATCTAAGGCAACTTTGGCTATTTCATTCCATAAATCAGTCCAAATATCTTTAAGCGAACTACTGCCTTTAATCCAGTCATATAACATATTTGAAATAGTTTGTTTATTTTCTTTTGTTAATTTTCCAGACGTTTCTTCAGCTTTTTTCTGTAATTCATTTAATTTTGTTTGAATTGTGGTTATTTCTTTTGTTATTTCTTCTACTTTTGATTTATATTTACTACCACTAGAAACATATTTATCTCTTTCTGCATTTAACTTTGCGAGATATTCACTGTAAAGCTTAATTTGTTTTACAGTATTTTCATGGTCAGCTTTATTAGTCTGCCAAGCTAAACCATCATATGAGCCACCTCTAAACATTGCAAAATTAGATTTCCATAAAGACATTCTTTTATCTAAAATATCTAATTCATATTCTAATTCTTGTTGAGGTGTTTTTAAACCTTGAAATTGTTCTAATATAAGAAGAGAAGATTTCATACTTCTATTAGCTTCATCAGCTTTATCTTTAACATCTTTATATGATGATACTATACTTTCAAGGTCATCATCTCCGATTGTTTTTGAATAATCCTGTGCAACTTGCTGAAGTTGTTTATATGATAAATCTTTCCAATTATCAAAACCAGAATTAGCAAGTTTATCTTTCAATACACCTTTTCCAAAATATTCAGTTATTTTTTGTTCTATATTAGATACAGAATCACTAAATATTTTATATCTGTTTTGATATCGTTTATATTGTTGTTCTTCGTTTTCGTATTCGTCATTATTTGCTTCAAAATCAAATTCACCATATAAACTTTTTTTATTAGAAATATCATTTTTTCTTTGGTTATATTCTTTGTCTTGTTGCTCTATGATTTCAAAAAACTTTTCAGAACTATTATTTGCTCTATCTATTATCCCATTTATAAATGTACTTAAATTATCAGATAACTTTAATTTACCAATTTTAGAACCTGCATTTTCTAAATTTAATCCCATAGCATATTCAAATGAAGTAAATGTATCTGCTAAATTTGGAATATCCTTCCATGATTTACCACTAGCTCCGTTAATGCCTGTATATCCAAGATTACTATTAACAACAAAAGCTTTACCATCTGTTGTATATAAAATATCACCTGCTATTGGATTTTTTTGAGAATATTTTACATTCATTCCCATTGCATCAGTCATTTTTAACATCATATAAATATCTTTAACATTTCTTAAATTATACATTTTTTCATCATCAATGCCATAAGCAGAAAAGAGATTTTTTACAAATTGAGCATCATTAAATCCTGTAGAATAAGCACCTTTGTTTGTACCTGTATTAATACCGCCCCAAATGTATTTAAAATCAGATAAACTACCATGAACTACTTTCTCTTGACTTGTTGAATTTCCATAATAACCACCCTGCCCATCTGCTATTACAACATGGTCTGGTTCATCAAAAACACCATCAGAATCAGTAATTACAATATCTCCAGCATTAAAACCAGATTTTTTATTTAAAAATTTATCTGTGTCTTTTACGTTATTGTATAAATCAGGAACGTACATATCCATAGTATCAGCAAAGCTACTATTCATTTGTCCTAAAAAAGCTTTAACAAAAGCGGTACAACCATTAGCACCATAATATTTACCATCTTCAACCATTTGGTCTGCCCATTGAGTTGCTTCTGATAAATTAGTTGTACTAGCTAATTCCAATTTATTGCCAAAACTAGAAGTACCATTAATAATATCATCATGTAATTTATTAAAAGCAGTTGCGTTTCTCACAGCTTCATTTGAACGTGAGCCATTTTCACCTTCATTGTATTTAACATACGCTTCAAAATAATCCCCATTAGCAAGGTCTAACATTTTTTTGAAATGTCTTACACCAGCATTGATATTATCGTAAATATCCCAAATATCTTCACCTGCAATCATTTTATCATTAGACACTTGCGTTAATCCTTTATATGGGGTTCCCTCTCCAGTTCTTACATTATAAGAACTTTCTTTTTGTACTAAAGCGTGAATCCAATTTTCATCAACACCATATCTAATAGAAGCATCTGCAATAGCTTTATCAATATTGCTATTCCCTGAACTAATCAAAGCTCCTGATTGTATTAAACCACTTGATATTGTAGATTTTAAATTATTAATACGACTTGTTTCATCAGCAACTATAGCAACTCTTTCTAAAACCTTATCATAATCAGCCTGCTGTTTAGCTAGTTTTTCTGCTTCTTTTTCTGCTTTAGATTTTTTCTTATCTTCATTACTTTGTGGCGGTTCAGCAATTTTATCCCCTCTATTTGAGTCTGCACCACCTGTGTCATATCTGTTTTTATTAATGCTTTCCTCATATTCAGCAATTTGTATATTCTTTTCATTTATAGAACTATCTATATCTGCTAAAATTTTTTCTATTTCATTTTTTTTTGCTTCTAAACCAGATACATCACCCAATTTACCTTGTTCATTAATAACTTCATCATCAGCTTCTTGTGCATAAGCCTCTTGATTAGCAATATAATTTTTGCTCCATTCTTGCTGAGCAGGCGACCAATTTGCACCATATTTATCAAGTCTTTCTTTTTCTCTTTCAGCATTGTCTTTAGCTACTGCACTTCTTCTTTCCCATATTTTTTTACTTACAGACCATTCAACCTTGTCTAAAATACCTAATGCTTCTACTTCTTTTTTATAACCCTCTATTCTTGCTTTTATATTTTCTAACATAGTTTTCGTAGAATGTCTACTGCTTTCTAATTGAGCCTTATCTGCTTCTAACTTTTGTTTAGTAAGTTCAGTAGTTGCACTTTTTAAATCATCAAAAGAATCTATTATATTACCGTTAACTTTAACAATGATTTTTCCATTTTCATCTGTTGAAATGGTATATTTGTTATTTTTATCACCTAAGCCTTCAATAACATCTTTAATGATATCATAAGTATTCGACAAATCTTTTTGTATTTTTATTTGTTCTTCAGAACCTTCTGCCATTTTTTTAGAATCCTCTGTCATTTTTCTATATTGTTCTGATAATTTTTCAGCAGTATCAATAGCTCTCATCTTATTGTTATATTCTTGTTCTCTTTTAGCATTTTCTTCATCTAATGTTTCAATTAGTTCTTTATGAGCATTTTTTTCTTCACCTAATTCGGATATATAGGATAATAATTCAGGTAAAATTAAAGTAATAGCTGTTAATACTAAACCAAATCCACCACCAAATAAAGCTAGGGTTGCAGAAGCAGCCTTAGAAGCAGTAGACATTCTACTTGTAGCAACAGTGTTCCTGTCTTTTGCAATCGTATTAGCATTTACTTGTGTTGTATTTTTTAATTCACTTGCTGTTTCAGTAGCTAGGGTTATTCCATTTGTTTGGTTAGCAACTTTATTAGCTTGTTTAGCACTTGTGTTTTCTTTTACACTAGCTGTATTACTTTTTATTCCATCAGTATCTTTATCTACATTGACACCATAATAACCTTGTAAGAACATATCACTATATCTATTGTTTATTCTGTCAGAAAAACTTCTTGATTGTATGTTATTCGTTTGATATGCTATGTCTAATCCAGCCATACGACCTTTAAATTGAGCTAATTTGTCAACTAAAAAAGGTACACCCTTATAAGCAACGACTCCTGCAACTATTGTTTTTATCCAGTTCGACCATGAAATATCTAACTCTTTAACACCAACAACAAGATTATTAATTTCATCAGTAATATCTTTTAAATCATTTAAAACACCACTTTCGCCAATATCAACAAAAAGTCCTTTAATATTAGTCCCTAATCGTTCCATTTTACGATTTAGTGTATTTAACTGAATATCAATCTGTTTATCCGTAAATCCAATTACTTCATCAGAATTTAGTAATCCAGACATACGAACTAACTCATTATAATCTTTTAAAATAGCAGTCATTTTAGATACTTGATATTTACCACCAGATAAAGTAAGTAATAATTTACTTGTTTCTTTCTCTGTAGTTTGCATCATTCTGGAAATATCTAAAATTATATCTTCCATACTTCTTAAAGATTGTGTGCCATCACCATTATCTTTGTATACATTAATTCCAAAATCTTTTAAAGCTTCGATTGATTTATCAGATTGCATACTATTAATAAAAGATTTAATGCTATTACCAATTTCATTACCACTTCTACCTGTAGTACGAACACCAGTAGCGATTAAGGTATTTAAAAATTCAAAAGAAATTCCAGCTTGATGAGCAGCAGCACCAGCTAAAGAAACACCTTCAGTTAAATCTTGTGCTGAAGCAGCACCTCTATGTGCAGCTAAAGTCCACGTATCAATAATACGATTAGAATTAACTAATAACTGGTTCGTATCATCTGTTTGTAATTCAAATTGGCTTAATGCAGATTCTAAACCCTTTGTAGCTTGCATTATTGGGAAATTATCCGCTACTGCAATTCTAGCAGCTTGTTGAGTTAAAAGATTAGTATTTGTAACACCATTTTCGCCTTGTCCATACATTCTACCAATAGATGCACCAGCAGAAATCACTTCTTCAACAGCAACTCCAAATTTAGAACCAATATCAATAAATGTGTTCATTTCTTTATTAACTGTTTTTAAACCTTCCATACGTTCCATTTCAGATAAATTTTTATCTAAACTATTCATATGTGCGTGTTCTATTTCTGGCATTACCTGTTCTACTGTTGCAAATCTACTTTCTAAATCTTTCATAGTATTTACAGCATATCCAGGCAACACTAAAGGAACAGAAGCTAAAATGGAAGAAGCAATCCATGTCATGTGTGTTCTTAAACCTAATTTCATTTTTTCACTTAAAGACATTACATTTCCTGTTGCTTCTTGTAATTTACGTAAAGATGAAGCTGTTTTATCAATTTCAGCTCGTGCTTGTATCATAGTGTTACGATATGAAGCATTTGTTCTACCACTTTGTTCCCAAGCATAAGTAGCATTATCTAATATAGTTCTAAGCTTAGTCATTTTTTCACTATAAGATGTAACATAACTTAAATCTAATAATGATTTTGAAGTTACACCGCTTAAATAATTTTTTCGAGCTTCATTATTAAAAGACGCTCTATCTTGCAGAATAGGCAATTCAGAAACCATTCCACCACTAGAAACAACATTGTTTTTTGCATTTTGTAATCTTTTTTCTACACTCGCATACTCTTTTTCACTTAACTGAATACCTAACTCTTTTTTCTTATTTACACTATCAAGAATATTATTATATTTATTAATAGAATCTGTTATTTTAGCATAAGCCTGTCTACTTCTATTTGAATTTTCTTGTATTCTCTTTTCTTCATCAGCAAAATAATTATCAAGATTTTTTTTATTTTTTTCAGCTTGTTTCTCTTTTAAAGTTTCTTGTTTACTCCATTCCTGATAAGCTTGTTTACTTCTATTTGAATTTTCTCTAATTCTTTTTTCCTCGTTAATATAATAATCATTAAGTGCTTGTTTATTTTTTTCGGTTTGAGCTACTTGTGCTTTTTGCCTATTTTCTTCTGCTTTAGCTAATAACATTTGATTATTTAATTCTTGTTTAGCTCTAGCTTCAGACAACTTTTGTTGTTCTTTTATTTGATTATTAAGATTACCTTTATTTACTTTAGTTTGAAAATCTTCTAATTCTTTTTCTAAGGCTCTAAGTTTATTAAGAGTGATATCAAATCCAGCACCATTTAATGTTAATGTTGTAGAATTATGTTTTTCTAAAATTTCAATAGCTTTACGAACTTCACTTAGATTTTGTTTTATACTTTTAAAGTTTTCAGTTCCAACAATTTTTAAGTTAACTAATAATTCTTCTCTATTATTAGTTTTTAATTCTTGTTTTAATTTTCTTAATTCTTGTTGAGCTTCATCTATTTTAGTTCTAACTTCTATATCATATATAATTTTCTCATTATCTTGTTCCATTTAATCACTCCTTATTAACCAAACTGTGAAAGTAAATAATCTAATGCTTCTTTGCCTTCTAATGTATCAGATGCATTATTTTCGCCTAATTCTTTTCTAATTTCTTCTGAATAATCATTCATACCCTCTAATATATCTTCAAATTCAGGAATAGTTAAATCTTTTATGTCTTTAATAGTTAAAGAAGTGTTACTAATAATGCTTGCAAATAATTTATTCCAGCTTCCATTACCATCTGATTTTACATCACTTTTTTTTTAAACTGAGATAATCCTAAAAAAATTGTAATAATTTCTTCTATCAATTTAAAATCTAACCATTCAAGAATTTGTTCTCTGGTTTCTTTATAGTTTAAAGCTAATTCAATAATTTCATATATCCCATTCATAAAACTGTCATTTTGGTACATATACATTGTTTGTCCATTCTCATCTTGTTTAGGCTGTCCATTATCTTCTAACCAAATATCTAGCATTTGAACTTGCAAATACATTGGATTATATTTAGAAGTAAACTCTGTTAACTTGTTTAAATCTTTTAGTTTACAGCTATAAATTTCGTGATATTTTCCATCTCTATCAACAACTTTTTCAGTTAAGCCAAAAAAACTATTTTTTTCTTCCACTAATAATCACCTTCTTTAAAATACTAATTTATGTAAATTAGGAGGATTTCCTCCTAATATTATCCTGCTGCATAAGTACCAGTAATAGAAGCTGTACTTTCATCATCTAAATGTGCAGTACCTGTAATAGTTCTACCAGTAATAGTAAGTTCAATACTTGTAATTTTTGCACCAGTATCACCCTTATCACCTTTAGCTCCAGCTACTCCTTGCTCACCCTTATCACCTTTTGCTCCTTGTTGCCCAGTATCCCCTTTAGCTCCTTTTACAACTCCGACTTTAGACCATGTGGCATTAGCAGCATTCCCATCTTTTGTACATTTATATACTTCATATGTTGTAGAATTTAGATACAGGTCGCCTAAAAGAGAATCTAACCCTGAACTTTCAAATTTCTTATTACTAGCTTCTCCGCTTAATGCTGTACCTACTGTCCAAATAGAACCACGTTTGCCAGTATCTCCCTTAGCACCAGTTGCACCAATTGCACCAGTATCACCTTTATCGCCTTTTGCACCATCAGCAGGTTTATTAATCCATGTAGTTGTTCCATCTCCATTAGTAGATAAAATTTGACCACTAGAGCCATTACCACCACTAGGAACATTAACCTTTGTTTCTAATTCTTTATGTGCATTTTCTACACCAACTTCAAGATTGTTCATTTTTGTGTCAGTAATAGTATCGCCACTATTCCAAGTTGTTTTATTATATTCACTCATATTAAATCACCTCTTATTTAACTTTAGATACCCCTATTTTTGCTTCTCCTATTTTATTTGAAGAAATAGGGGGAATTACTCCCCCTGTGTAGGAATATCTGTTAATGTAATTTTCATTAAACCTTCTTTTGTTTCATCTCTCATTGTTTTAAATTTAATTTCTGGTGTACTTGCACTATCACGTGCTGTTTCGATTGTTAAATTACCATCAGCGATTGCTTTATAAACTTCAATACATAAACGTTTCTTTTCACCTTTTAATGTATCTGGTTCAAACACAATATACATTTTTACAGGTTCAGCTAAATCATTATTTAAAGCAAGTACCTGTACACCTGTTGCATCATAACTATAAACAACAATATATTCGCCTTCTTTAGTAGATGCACCAAAAGTAACAGCACCATCTGTACTAACAGCAATACCAGATTCATCAGCACTAGAACCTTCTTTTACATCAATAGTAGAACCATCTTCAAAAGAAGCAGATTTTACTTTTACATTTGTTAAATGCTCACCTAAACTTTTAGTTGTCTTAGTAATTTTAGCAATATTTGTACCTTGAACTGCTTCTTCAGTAATAATACTATCCATTAAAATACCTAATTGGCTCATTTTAAAAACAGCATTTGTAAAAGAAAATTCAGTTGTACATTTTGTTGCATAAACATAAATTGGGTCTTTTCCATCTCCACCATAAAGTTCAGAACTTTCGGTATTAATTGTCATTGTCATTTTTTGACCTTTATCGGAATAAAAACTTCGACCAGTATTTAATCCGACAGCATAGAATTTGCCAATGCCTTTTAATACGACATCTTTGTTTTTATTAACAGCATTTGCCATTCACATCATTCCTTTCAAAATAAAAAATAGACACTAAAATAAGTGCCTATTAAAAATCATTAACTCCATGTCATAGGTAAATATTCAATTACATATTTATAAACATTTTTTATATCACAAAAATCTTCGCCCTCAGCAACAATTCTTAATTTAAATTTTTCTCTCATTATGTTTTTGATTGCTTTAACCAAAGGCTTAGCCTGTAATCTATTAAATGTATAGGTTTCTATTTTTAGTACAGCATAATTAAGCAAGTAATTATTACTTTCACTTGCATCTGAAAAATAAATACTTACAAGAGGAGGATTTTTTGTTTCAAATAATTCCATATTTAACCTTTGAAGATTTATTTTTTTAGATAAAAGTTCTTTATCTTCTTTATCCTGTACTTTTAATGCTAATAAAAAAGATGAGTCATTTTTTAACTCATCTACTATTGACGATTGCATATCAAAAGTGTCTTGTATCATTTATTTTTCACCTCGATATTAAGCTGTGATTTTATTATATTTTTTAAACTATGCTTAAATATTTCTTTTATAGCACTATTTTTTGTTACATTCTTTTTTACTACAAAATAAGGTTTTATAGGTTTATAAATCCTTTCCATGCTTTTACCAGCCCATCTTCCACCAGAAATATAAGTATTATTATCTAAGTCTTGATAACTACCCGCTACACGTCCTGTAACAAAATGTCCTTTTCTAACTACATTCCATCTTTTTACATTATTTTTATATTTATGTAAATATGGATTATCTGTTTCACGAGCCATTAAAGAACCTTTCCCATATTCTATTAACCATGCTTTTTGTCCTGTGGCTTCAATTCTTCCTATTGTAGTATTCTTATCATTGCTATTAATAATACTAAAATTTATATTAGCTTCTCCATCTACGCTTTGCAAACTATCCCATGTGCGAGAAATTTCCTTACATAAGCTTTTCCCATATGTTGTTAATGCTTGCTCTACCTTATTTTTACTCATTTGTTGCTCTTGTATCTTCACTTAGCTGTATGTACAGCATATTTTCATATCGTCCAACATCTATATTATCAACTTGATAATTTGCACCATTAAATTTAACACGATACAGCTCCTCGATATCAATATTATCTTGAACCATAATTATTTTAGTTGTATCTTTTAAAAGCCCTGCATCATAAAATTTCATATTTGCAGAAACATCTTTAAAATAAATAGGAACATCTTCTAAAATAATTTCTTCAGTGCTTCCAACATATTCTACATCATCATATTGTTTATCAAGTCTACAAATGGTAGCTTTTGCATTAATTCTTATGCCTTGACACTCTACACATTCTTTAGTTGCCTGTTTTGCTATAATAAAGTAGCTATTATTATCTTTTGATGTCTTTCTGGTTATTAAATCGCCACAAATTAAATTTGAATTAGAAAATGCTAGTATTTTCTTTTCGTCATTAATTACTCTACTATCTGTACTTTTACCACGTCTTGTTATGAGAACTTTTTCTTCTGGCTTGCCTACGATATCAATGTTTTCCAATCTATCACCATAAAAATTAAGTACACACGTCATTGCAATGTAATTGTATCTACTAATCTTTTAATTTCATTAGTAAATATCCCCTCATTTTTTAACATAATCTTAACATCATAATCATCTCTGCTAGTCCATTCTAAAGTTCCACCCATTTGAGCAAGATTTTGTGCTAAAAGTCCTACTGCTCTTTTTAATTGTTCTGGATATTCATTTTCGTTATATCCAGCAGTATAAGTTACCTTTAATGTTTTTAATTTTCTTATTGGAGAAACAAAATCTTGAGGTAAATAAAAAGAAAAATATTTTGAAGTATCTTCATCAAAACATAATGAGTCTACACTATAATCAATCCTTGTAAATTTACTAAATACTGTAGGAACAATAGTATAAACTTCTTTTACTTCTTTTCTAGGTAAATGTTTTAATTTTCCTCTATATGGTTCTAAAAAATCAACAAACCTAGAACGTTTATTAAAATTTACTAGCTCTGTATATTCTTTTAATTCAAAACTTGTACCTTTGTAAGCATCTATTAAAAAACAAGCGGTTTCTACATGACCTATATTGGTTTCTTTTACTATTGGACAATAAATAGGGATTTCTTCTTCCGTTATATACAATTTATCGCCTCCTTGAATTGGTGAAACAAGGGAATAAACCCTTATTTCACTACCTTACTTCGCCCTACTTTAGCTTTTCCAATTTTGGACTCTGCTGTAGGGACACTTACTCCCCCACTGTAACATCTTTTGTTAAGATAAAGTGAGATGGAGTATCTACACCATGTAAAATATAAGTGTCAAAGTTAATTAAGTTTTTGTCTTGCATTAATGCAGGATTGTTAAGTGGCTGATTAGGATCTTGTGTTACAAACATTTTAGGTGCATCCCAGAATAACCATACTCTATCAATCATTTTTGTATTTAATGCAACAATTTTATGTGTTTGTGTAGAACCAGATTTATCAACTTTAATAAATGGTGTTAAATGGATTGGGATTGTACCAATTTGTGTTCTAATAGCTGGAACTTCAACACCTGGAACAATGCTTACATTTACAAACATTTGATATAAATTATGTTCATTTTTTGCTTCTTCTTTGCAAAGTAAATCGTAAGTAATAGGGTTCATACATAATACATTTGGTCTACCAAGATAAACAGTCTGAGATTGTGCTTCAGCAATTTTAGACTGAATATTTTCAGCAATAGTTCCTTGAGTAATTGCTGTTTTTGTTTTAATTTGATTTAAAATACCCATATATGTCCATTTAGTTGTATCGTTTAAAGTAGGACTATCACCATTCCAAAACTCATCAGCAATAGTACGTTGATAATCAACAAACATATCTCTTGTATCTTTAGCAATTAAATCCTCATTGAAAGAGCCATAATTTTTTTGCATTTGTGTTTCGAAGAATGGATATTCAATACCTGTAATATGGCAACGAGGTAATGCTGTTTGCCAATTATCACGTTGATATTCTGCACTAATCGTATCTAATTTATAACGGGCATTTTTATATTCATCACTGCCAATACCTTTTTGAGGATCAACAGCTTTTGTGTTTCGTGGAATTGATTTTTGTTCGTTCCATGCGTGAGGATAACCAGTAGAACGGACAGAATTACACATAACACCAATAGGGAACTCTCTATTTAAATAATCTTTTAAATCATGGTCATAATCTTGAATAACCAATGTGTGATTTTTATTAATTGTTACATTCGGTGTACCACTTACAGATTTAATTTCTTTACCGATACTACCCATAAATTTATATACACCTGTATATAATTGTTTCATACTCATTAAACATCAACTTCTTTCTTTATAAAATTGCAATAAAAAAAGACACATTAAGTGCCTTTTTATCAGAATATTCAATTATTTTAACCTAAAGTAATAGGGCGATATATCTCATCAAATTTAACACCATTTTTTTCAGCAGCAAACTGAATACGAGCTTTCGCTTTTAATTTTTCAGAAAGGCTCATATCAGAAGCATCGATTTTTTTTAAAGATTTAATATAATCATTATCTGTTCCTAAATCAGTATTACCTGTATAAGATTTTGGTTTTGGAATATCTTTACTAGCTTCTAATTCTTTTTTTAAACCATCTAATTCAGCCTTGATAATATTTTTAATTTCTTCCATAGTATTTTCTTCTTGTTTATTTGCTTCTATAGGTTTACTTGTGGTATCGTTATCAATTACAGGTTCTTTTACGGATTTAGATTGTTTCATATCTTCAATACTTGCTTTGATATCCTCAATGCCTAAACCTGTAATTTTTTCATCAACAATTTTTTTCACTTCTTCTGTTACTCCTGCTGAAACAGAAGCTACAATACTTTGAATTTCTTCTTTTGTCATTTCCGCATCACCTTTACTTTCTTTTGACTTTTCTAAACTTGCTACTAATTTTTCTATATAAGTTTCTTCACCAAATGCTGCACAATTACGCCATAATAAAGCACAGCCAAAAGCTTCCCATTCATCAACAACAATGTGTTCTTCTTCATCTTCGTGTAATTGTGTAGGATAAATTTCAATACTAAAACCTAAAGAACGCTGAGCATTTATAATTGTAGATGCTAATTGAGGAAAAGCTTCTTTCCATACAACGATTTTTGCCATTAATTTTTTACCATCTTGCCAAGCATCTTCTATAAACCCAAAATATTTTCCCCAATACTGATTACCATGTCCAGTAAAAGTATCAGGAACATATCCCCAATTCTCAAACAAACAATTCATAGGTTGTCCTTTAAATGTTTGAATACATTTATCGGCATTTTTGCTAGATAAAATAACTCTTTTACCATCTGCTCCACAAGGAGAACCCTCACTAGCTTCATCAATAGTAGCTATGCACCCAATAATATACATTTTATTGGTATTAGATTGTACTTCTATATCACTTGCTTCCAAGCTAAAACTCTTATTTTTATCTTTATCCAATTTTAACCACCTCCCTCACTAACTTTTTTATTTTTAGTATCAGAAGTATCTTTTATATTACCTACCCCATTAAAACCAGCTAAACCTAAATCTCTATTAATAACAGCTTTTCTTTCATCACCAGCTAAATTAGCATAATCACTTATAAGAGGGCTAAAACCAACACCTGTTCTCCATTCATTAATTGTAATAGTACCTGTAGTAAAGGCATTATTAAATCTTGTCCATTTTTGAGTTTTTAAGCTTTCACTATCCTCATAAACATATTTAAATTCAAGGATATCGCCAAAACCTAAAGCATTTATTATATGGGTATTATAAGCATCTTCTAAAAGATTAGCGTATGGTTTGACAAGTTCATCAATTATACGTGTTTCAAAATCTTCCGTTGTAGAGCGGTCAGCTGATACATTTATCATTTTTTCCACAGGATAAGGAAATGCTGAACATACCATAGTAATCAAAAGATTAAACCAACTTTGATATAAAGCATCTTCAGTAAAACTTCTAATCTGTTTTGTGTCTAATCCTTTTGTACCACCAACAATAGGTATTCTTCCAGTTCCTTCAATTTCATTCATAAAATATTCTCTAAATTTATCAACCTCATCACTTGTAGCTGTTTCACCAAGATTAATTAACATTCCAGACGTTTTAGTACTAACATCTTCATTAGTTTTATCAACACCTTCAATGTAATATCTAATATAATCATATGCTTTTAAAACAGGTGATAATCCAAAAGGTTTGTGAGTAAAGTTATTTTTAGACAAAAAACATAATTCACGTCTAGTAAAATATGTATTTCCATTGTCATTAATTTGCATATATTTATAACCATCTATATCGGTATAATCCATTGGGACTACATGTTGAACTGTTGCACCATCAATCGGATACAAAAAAAGAGGGTGATTAGGATTTTTTGATTTACAAACTTCAAAAGCACCAGCATCCAAAGTTAAAATATCATCAAGAATCATAGCCTCAAATTTGCGTCTTGTTTGGTCTATGTTCGGATTATCTATGATATTTTTTATTAATTTTATTTGCTTTGTATATTTTCGTCCACGAACTTTTGGTCTAATCTCATATTCCATTTTTGCAATTCTATCTTTAACTGCTTCAATTGGTTGAGATACAATAGGATTTTTCGCAAATTCTCTTAACTGTCGATAACTGGGATTTCTAGGTATTGTACTTTTATAATGTGTATTAAAATTACTATAACCAAATCTATCAGTTGGAATTGACTTAGACTCTGGAATGTTTTTGGAACTAATAGCCGATGCCAAAATTCTTTTTAATTTCTCTAACAACCTTATCACTCCTCCTTTCACTCATAGTGCTAACGTTTGTGTTTAATGAACTAAAGCATAATGTATTATTTCTACTTTGTAATAATGGTCTCAATGCCATTTCTAAACAATCGACACCATCATCTCTATCTTTTGGATAGTTCTTCATTTGCCTCCATAACATAACGTGAGATTTATTAAATTTTAAATAACCATTTTTTATTTTAGGTATCATGGAATTTATTCTACGTTCTTTTTTATCATTTGCTCCATGAAAAATTTCAATCCAGTTAACATACATTCCTAAATCAATAAAATGTTGCTGAACTGTAGTAGAAAACAATGCTTGGAATTGGTTTGTTTCAACGACAAAACCTTCTAAAAGGTTATAATATTTACCAATTATTTTTTCCATATCTAAAATAATATCTTCTACTCTACGAACTTTAATAGAAGCTTCTAAAACATAAATATAATTATCTTCGCCCTCACCAAGAATAACTATTGCAGAAGTATCAGCCTTTCTATTCTTTCCACAGCTAGGATCTACTGCACCATAAACTCTTTTTATGTTTGGTGGATATTCATAAGTATTTTCTTCTAACCATTCCTCTTTGAATATTCGACTTTTTTCAGTTTGAGGATCGTTTTGAAACTCACTATTAAAAGCTTCTTCATCTTGTAAACGAGTTTCCATTAAATGTAAATACATATTTTCCCTTTGTGATTCCCATAAAACTTTCGTTCCTTTTAACATTTCTTTTTTATGTTTTAAATAGAATTTTTTAGCCGTATTATATGGATCAGGATCAGACAAATCTGTCATTTTTTCTTCCCATTCTAACCACAAAGTTGACTCTGAAAATTTAATAACTGCTCTATATATTTTTCTTTGCCACATACTATAAGTAGGTAAAGTTAATAATTTATATAAAAGAGAATCATATGACAAAACAGTACCAATAAAAAAGAAATCACAATTTGGAGAACCCATTTTCATAACAGCACTGCTAAACCATTTATCTAATGTTGCTCTTTGCGTTTCTGTTGCAACACTTTCTTCACTTTCTAGGTCATCAATAATTACTAAGTCTGGACGAGATTTAAAATTTAAACCACGCATTTGCTGTCCAGCACCTTTACCAACACAATACACACCTGTACTTGTTAAGATTTCCGAATTATTCCATTTAGACGAGCCTTGCAATTTACCGAACACTTTAATAATTAATTCATTAAATTCTAATTCTTCTCGAATACGAGTTAAGAATAATCTAGCCATATCTGCCGAACAAGATATGACAATAATAGTTTGTTTATAACCATAACAAATACACCATAACGGGAAAGCAAAACTAACAAACGTACTTTTTGCGTGTCCTCGTGGTGCAGCTCTAACATTCTTAGTTTCTTCATCTTTATGGTTAAAGATAATATCTTCCAAAGCTTTAACTAAATCATAATGAAATGTTGACCATGTTGATGAGAACTGCTCACCTAAAAAGGTTCTACAAAATTTTTCAAAATCGTATCTACACTCTTCTTTTATTTTTAAATACTTACTGGCTTCGCTATCACTCTCTTGATTTACATTTTTTTGATATTCCTTATCTACCTCCAACTTATTAACAATTTCATCTAATAAATTCATGGTTTATCATCTTCTATAAAACTTCGGACAACAGAAACTGTTTTATAAAAATCCATTCCAGAAACTAACCATTCTGTTTCTTCAATTCTGTAATTTTTAAAATATTCAAATAATTTCTTTTCTAAAAAAGTAGCATTTCTACATACTTCTGAATATAATTTACAAATTTTTAATCCTGTGGAATTTTCTATTTGCTTAATACGTCTAGTAACATTATTTGTAATACCAAGTTTAATCCTACCGAGTTCATCATATAAAACATAAATGCTTTTTTTATCATTCATAATTTCACCTCAACGATATAATTCTTTATACTTTTTCATTTCAGCCTGATGCTCTCTTCTTGTTGCTTTGTCTGAAAAATATTTTTTACCATTTATTTTTGGTCTATTTGCTCTTAATTTTTTCTTTAATTTATCTCGTTTGTTTTCGTAACTCATAAACTCACTCCTAATTTTTGGCTCATTTTTCCTTTATTTTTTGGACAATTTTTCTTAACAGGAACAATATCATTATCCTTTGGTATTCTTTTCATCAATTCTTTAATTTCAAAATCATCTCTTACACTCACTTTAAAATCATTCCATACATCTAAACCAAATTTATTTATAACCATTTCTTCAAACCTACCTATAAATCTTGATATTGCAGAATACTTATAAATTAAAGATTGATTTTGAATAATAGTTTTTATTAAAGACTCTCGTCTTGTTAACAATCTCTCACTTGATGAAACAATAGCTGTATATTTTTTTGTATCAAGATTTCCTTCTTTAGAATCTTTTTCTAAATCCTCAAACAAAGCTTGATTTAACGCTAAATTTTGTTTTATAACACCTAAACTATCTATCAATTCTTGATATCCATTAACAGTTCTTTGTCTTTCACCAGACATATCGCCAGTCAAACCTTTTCTTACACAGTAAGTATAAAGAGCGGTATAAGATACATTTACATCAAATTTCTCTTTAATAAGATTAATTATTTTTTTAAAACTATTACCTTCATATCGCCATTTTTTAATATCTTCGTGCATATTGTATTCATCAAATCTATTTCGTTTACCAACAGGAGCGTTATTTTTCACTACTAAAGCATCTTCACTCACATTCATCACTCCTAATTATTTATACAAATTTTTTAACAATAGCACATATAACATTTACCGTTACACTATTTCCTGCTTGTTTATAAAGTTGACTATCACTAATACCAATCTCTTTAGCTTTATAATAAAAACTATCAGGAAACCCTTGCAATCTAAAACATTCAAGAGGTGTTAATTTTCTAACTTTAATATTTTTATTACTATTCAACATAGGTTTTATAAAAATTTTTGTTCCTTCACCTTTATTAGTTGTTAATGTAGGTGATAAACCTCTACTATCATAAACATTGCCATTCATTCCTTTTTTAGAGGGATTAACATTGCCAACTAAGTATAATCCTGTCTTAGCACCAAGTCCACCAGCTTGACTAGCAATAGTAGTTGATAATCCATGAATATCATATATTCTATATCCTTGCGAAGCCCCTTTATTTAACAATTTGAGTTTACAAGTATTTTTTCCACCTGCTCTTTCGAGAGGAAATATTTTTCTGGTACATTCTCCTCTAAGATGTCCAATAATGAACACCCTTTCTCGATTTTGGGGTACTCCGAAATTTTTTGCTGTTAAGCACTTGCCATTCTGCATCATACCCCAATTCGTCCAACGTGGAGAGGATTGTTTTGAAAGTTTCCCCGTTTTCGTGATTGAGTAACCCTTTGACGTTCTCAAGGAATAAATACTTAGGTTTGAGTATTCTAGCGAATCGCATAATTTCAAAGAACATTGTTCCACGTTTTTCGTTAAATCCGAGTCGTTTTCCAGCAATGCTAAATGCTTGACAAGGAAATCCTCCGCAGATAATCTGTATGTCATGTTTTTTTCCAAATTCTTCTATCTCCTCATTTGTAATTGTTGTTATATCGTGCCATTCAACTTCGTTTTCTGTATTAAAATTAGCTTTATAGGTTTGTCTTGCGTATTTGTCAATTTCACAAAATGCAACACAAGTATGACCAGCTCTTTCAAGAGCTAATCTAAAACCACCAATGCCAGAAAACAAATCAATAAAATTAATAAAAATCACCTCACATTAATTAATTTATATATTTCTTTTTTAGAATATCTTTCACTTCACCATAAGAATATCCCATATCTAAAAATCCTTTAATAACACCTTCAGCACCTTTAACTTGTTTTGATTCTTGTTCAGTAAAGCAATCCCTTAAGCTATCCCCTTTTTCGAGACCTCTATCTTCTCTCATTTGTTTTGTATTCATGCCAAAAACAGTTTTATAAACCAAATCCGTAAAATTCTTATATATGAATTTCTTATGTGGTGTTTCTGGAATATTTTCTTTAATTGCATCGGTTAACGTTCTACGGATTTCTTTGCCTTTCATTCGTTCAATCAATCGACCAATTTCTTGCTGTTCAATGAGTTTTAATTTTTCTTCCATTCTGTTGAAAGCTTTGATATATTTTACTTTCCAATCCAAAGCTTTTTTACCAGAGAAACTCATCACTAACAAAGAAAAACCATCACGGTTCATTAAATATTGAGTATTTAATTTCCCACTATTGTCTTTATATTTTGTAGCTTCAAACCACTGAGCCGAAATTTCGGCTGAGCTAAGTAAAGATTTGATACTATCTAACACATGAGTATGACGTTTTTCAAATTTTTCAGCTACTTGTAAGCTTGATACTACAATTTTGTTATTAATAATTTCTACCAATCCATTTTGTTCAATTTCTTTTAATAATACTTCCATAAATCAACCTACCTTTATTATTTTTTGTTGCTACTTTGTAGTAGCTATGTATTTTCTTCATCTACTAACCTATTTTTGTACATAAAAAAGAGCCGACTAAACAGCCAGCTCTAATTACATAAAAGATAGTTGAATATGGAAATCATATTAAATTAGTAGAAAAAGTTGTCTCTTTACAACTTTAAGCATTGTACCATTCAGACCTTCGCCTTACATCTCAATAACTTCTAGTTTATTCAACAAGTAGGAAGAATAAGTCTGAGCCATAAGGAGCTACCTTATAACTTCTTATCCCTATGTTTGCCCTACGTGAGATTGATTACTCACAAATTTCACCTATCATTCAGAAATTATTAATAAAAGTTTTCTTGGTTATAATTTCTTGAGAACAGTTTTTTTTAGGTATCTGGACTGTTCAAACCAGCTTTGGCTACTTTTACTAAGTAATGTGTTATAGTAAGATTTCTCTTACGTTCAATACCAATAGCTTACTTGACATTCAGTTAGCTCGATTTAACTGTCAGATTAAATGGCATAGCTGATTATTCTCCACTGGAGCGTCTATTATCGCTACCACACAACTTATGTTTTAACTAGCGTTACGATTTGCACACATTGTTATTCTTTTGGTTTACCCAATCGTTTTGCATTGTTACCTTTGCAAAAAAGCTCAACTTCAGCAATATCTCACCAAAGTCCTACTCAATCTACCAATGTTCCATGAAGTTTGATTAGAACGTTTTCACATGGTTGAATAATACAATGCTTAAAGTTGTAAAAATAAAAACCCTAATGGGTGCAACACCATATAAGGTGTCGCAAGCAATACAAACTAAAAAAAGGATACAACCTCAGTCATATCCTTCTAAAACCATGTCGCAACTGGTTTTAATGTCTTTTATTTTTTACTTGTATAACGATTTTTACTTAGTGTGTCTTTACCTTAGCTACTAGGTATCGTTATTAGGTGAATCCACTCTGTCAAAGCGAAACACAAAAACCTTTATAATATTGGCATCATTAAAGACACCATTATTTTCTTTTGGCTGCCTAAACAGGACTCGAACCTGTATCTTTCGGATTAACAGTCCTACGCATTACCAATTATGCTACTAAGCAATTTGGCAACCTGTATTGGAATTGAACCAATAATAACGGAGTCAAAGTCCGTTGTTTTACCATTAAACTAACAGGCGATTATGGAGGAAGCGGTAGGATTTGAACCCACGCATGATATCACTATCACCTCACTGTTTTCAAGACAGTTCTCTTAACCAGACTTGAGTACGCTTCCATATGGTACAAGCGATTGGAATTGAACCAATGACACGAGGAGCTTCAATCCTCTGCTCTACCAACTGAGCTACACTTGTATTTTGGTACGTGAGGTAGGAGTCAAACCTACGTTGTATCTTACGTGGTTGATTTACAGTCAACTGCCTTCGCCACTCAGCTCACTCACGCATATTTGGTGTGAAAGGAGGGACTCGAACCCTCATGTCATAAGACAATGGATTTTAAGTCCACTATGTATGCCAATTCCACCACTCTCACATTTGGCACAGAAAGAAAGATTTGAACTTTCCTTTATGGTTTTGGAGACTATTGTTTTACCATTAAACTATTTCTGTATATGGCAGATAGGAAGGGATTTGAACCCTTGCACGATTTCTCGTCTAGCTTCTTAGCGGGAAGCTCTCTTTACCTCTTGAGTACCTATCTACATTGGAGCTACTGAAAAGACTCGAACTTTCAACCTACTGATTACAGGTCAGTTGCTCTACCAATTAAGCTACAGTAGCAAATAAGAAGTAATTCAAAGTAAGCAGATTATATAACGGACAAAACAATCATAAGCGGGATTTATGTGTTTTTACTTAAATAAGAATCCATGAAGAAATCGCTTAACTAAGACTTCAAATTACCCTTACACTATCTATTCATTTTTAGCGAAAATTATTCCACTTTTTTATAAAAAAATTAAATTTTTAATCAAATTTTAATCTTTAATTAAAGTTTTTTTCACTAAAAAATTAAAGTCTTTCATTGCACATATTTTTGTTGGGCAATCAATAGCTTCACTTTTTACACCACCACAACAAGCAATACAATTTTTTACTATTGCATCAACTAAAAGTTTATTTTGTTTTGGTGCAGACATTTTTTCAAATTTCTCTTTGAAACTTTTTTCTACTCTCATACTTTCTCCTTCATATTCTTTCTTATGTAGTTTATGTGTTCCGGGTTCTTGTTGCACTTCGCCCCCTACCCCCATAAACTAGCAACTTTAATACAACTCTTTCCTACTGCTTTGCAGTATGCCTACGGCATAGTTATTATATATATTCTTATCTTTTATTCTTCTTAACCAAGGGAATTTATGTTTCCAAAAGAAAAAGGGCAAAAAGAAAAGTAATAAAATAACCACTCTGGTCTGCAAGGTTTTTAAATGTCCTTACACTATCTATTCATAATTGGCAAAAATTATTCCACTTTTTTATAAAATTTTTGTATTTTTTATGTATTTATGTATACAAAATACATTTATAGGATAATGTACTTTTAAAGTTGTAATTATTGCAACTTTTTTTGAACATAAAAAATGCACCATCAGAATTTAATCTTCAAGTGCATTTTGTATATTTTTTCATTTCTTATACAATTATATTTTTTACCTTTTTTATCATTCTTAGTAATACCTCACATAGAAAACTAATGTTAATGTTTTAGTGTCATTTTTATCCTTAATTTTAATCTATATGGGTATCTATATTTTTATCTATATATTATCTATAAAATTATCTATATCATTTATCCCTAAATTTATCCATATCACTAATAATTTTTGTTTATTTTTGTTGAAATTTTTGTTATGTTTTTGTTGCAAAACGTAGATGCAATTCATAGAAATTATAAAAAATGGTGCAAATTTTGTCGCAAGACTAAAAACCACAGGCACGCTCAAAAAGCAAGCCCGTTAGGAATAAAAATTTGCACCCTGCCCCAAAATCCAGCAATGACAAGGGCTTTCGGCTTTCAATCTGTTATAATATCCATTATAACATATATATATCATTTATTATATTACCATATATTATACATTATATTAATAATATACAATGCTGGCTCATGTATCAACGTTATGCAGCTTATCATAATTAATATTTATACAATCATAATTTAAGTTTATGTTATATGTTGCTGCTTTTTTAATATCAAAAATTCTTGATTTAAGTTTAGTTATAAATATTATTTATTTTAAAAATAAATTTCATCTATGTTTAGCACTCAAAATATACAATCATAATTAACATCTATTTTAATCATAAATAATCTTTATATTTGTTTTTATCTATGATGTGCAGCATATAATATACACATTATTTATACTTCTATTTAAATCTATAATTTAAATCTATTTTATATATTATACTATATTCTGTATATTTATACATAAGTATTTTACATATATATTATATCTTTTTCTTTATTTCTATTGTATAGCCTATAGCGTCTAGTATACTACATAACATATTATATTTTATATTATTATTATTTACCATTCTTCTAAATACTTGCGGCTGCATATTATCATTGTACTTTTTATTGTATATATTCGTGATATCAGTCATTGATAATCCTTCTTTATAGCATATCATTAAAAATATTTCTTTTATATCTTTCATTATATATAGCTCCTTAATTATAAAATGATTATTTTTGATGTTTTTTAGTAATAAAAGTTGTAAAAAAGTATTGACAAATATATACAAATATATTATAATATACTTGTAAGGTTGATAAAGGGAAAAACCTTACAAGATATATATATATCTACATCTATGTACTTTTATATATATCAATACTTTTTAGCAATAAAAGTTGTAAAAAAGTATTGACAACGATAAAAAAAATATAGTATAATAAATACATAAGGTTGAGATATATAAATCAATCAGTCATAATATATTATAACTGATTTCAGCATATTATTATAATAGTGTGTTGAAATGGGTTATAATACTCAAGGCTGGCAAACAGCCAACATTTAGATATTAAGTTTTCCCAGACGCAATATCTTTAGGGCTTGTCTTATGAGCAAGCGTGTCAACTTCTATCAGCCGAACCTTTCAAAAGGTAGGCGGTGAATTGTTCTTTTACAACTCAATATAGGGCAATTTTAATAAGGATTACCATCATTAGGGTTTATTGGCTCATTTGCCAATAAAACAGGTTCTTATTAATGAGCGTTGAGCAGGAAAAAAGACATTCATAAGATGTCAATTTCTTAAAAAGTGCAAAACCACGAACACCGAAAAAAGGGTTCTTATCACTAGCCACGACCTATTTAATAGCGAGCAAGTGGTGGTATATCTTGAAATAGATACACGCAATATTATTGCCAGCCTTGATTTTATTTCTACAAATAGTATATCAAAGTTAGTTTAAAAAGTCAATAAATCTATAACTGTGTTAGTAGTACACAGTATAATAAAAAGCTAGGTTGTAACTCGGTTTATATTACCGCCCAAAAAATATACTTGCAATAAAAGGGTTATCTAAGTAATTCACTTTTAATTTATTTGTCATTCTACTAAAAGCGACTGAATGAGTAGCAGTTGTCAAAGTTCCTCGCTTAGAACATAAATTACTATAAAAGCTTAGATAATCCTTTATTTATGAGTTGATAAGAACATAAAACAATATGCTTTATGTTGTTATTAGCTTATAAAAAAGCTAAAATATTAATAGAGGTGATAAATATGACCAATGATGAAAAAATGCTGCAAATGTTGGAAGCATTAACAGGCGAAGTCAAGAGTATTAATACTAGACTTGACAAAATTGAAACCAGACTTGACAACATGGATACTAGGTTTGATAAAATTGAAGCTAGACTTGACAATATGGAAGCTAGACTTGACAATATGCAACATGATATCAAGTCAGGGTTTGATATGTTAGGTAGTTTTGTTAATGAAATAGAAAAAGCGACTACTGAAACTGAAAAACGCTTCAATAGATTAAAACAAGCAATTTAATACTTTATATTAAGGCACTTTATAGAAATTCTATAGAGTGCCTTTTTTGTACATAAATTGGAATAAATTCAATAAAAAATTAATAGATTATAAGGTAGGTTTTAAAAATGAAAAAATTTGATAATGCAATCACGCAAATAATTTTTGTGGAATATCCAGAAGGCGTTGAAGTTATGCACTTAACAAAAGTATATAAAAACGGCTGTTTAGTTGATTATGAACTTATTTACGCTGACGGCACGTCAGACGAATTTTGCGAAAAATGGAATAGTGATTTTATTGATTGTGAAAATTTATCACCAACAACAATAAAATCAGATTATTTTGAAGAATTTAAAAATGAATTAAAAGGGGCTATCAAAATGACAACATACAACACATATCAAGAATATAAAAACGCAAGAAAAGAAGCTTTCGATAAATTTTCTCAAGGTAAGATTATTTATATAATTGCGTTTAGTGAAAAAGATTTTAAAGAAGGCTTAAAAAAACATAATGTTACAGAAAAAGAACTGATTTCTTTTGGTAATGGCTGCTTTTTAATTAAGAAATATAAAAAAGACTATGAAGAATATACTAAACAACAAAATGATATTTTAAATAAATCCATTGCTGCTGATACCAAAGGGAATGGATTTATAAAATCTATGTTTACTTACGAATTGGCAAACAATGAATACAGATATACCGAGAATTTAAAAGCCACGCTAGATAGTTTAGGCTTAAGTTATGAACAAATTGAAAATAATGCAGCCTTAAAAAATGGTTTAAATCTAGCGTTAAAAAGATATGAATATTGATTAATTGAAAGGATTGATTATATATGAAAGCATTAAATAATTTAGATAAAGAAAAAATTATTAGTATCGTGATTGTTGGCAAGTGTTATCATGCTGCTAATTGTCAAACGTTTTTTTCTAGTCAAGCTTTTTTGACAGTCAAAAGAAATGATAAACCAGAAATTATAAGAATATATATAAAAGGAACAGGCGGCAATAATCAATATATATACGATATGTTTAAATATATAGGTTTAACAAAAAACGATTTATATAAGTATAACATTGCTTTTACTGATACAGTATCAGACGTGCAGCGTAAAAAAGATTTATAAAGATTTATAATAAAGGCGGGTTTAAAAATGATTAAATTTGATGAAAACGAAAGAAAGATTTTAAAGCGACTAATTGCAAATAATACTATTTGTTTAAAATCAATATCTACAGGAAAATATTTAAAATTAACAACTGATAATATCAAATATTTAAGCAGTAAAATAAATACACTAAAACAAGGAGCTATATTTGTTATATGTGGGCTTAATATAAAAATAAGACGCTATGGATTAAGTTTTTTAGATTTTCAAGAGAAATTTAAACCACAATTTATGTTTAAAATTGCTGATTATATGATAAATAATAAAATCAATGAAAAAGAAAAAGCAATTATTTTCAAAATATTAAATAAAATATATAGCCCTTTATATTGGCAATATAATATATTTGCACAAGCTGGAAATTTAGATTTTAATAAGGCTATTAAATTAATAAAAGATAGCTCAATTAGTTTTGAAGGTATTTATTTAGACAACTTAGCTATTTACACTGAAAATTATTATGGTAATTTTAAAGCAATAGACGCTAGAGAGTTTTATAATAAAAATATTAATAATGATGATATTTATATAAATGGAGTTCGTTTAGATAAAATTAACGCTGATACATTTTCAGAAATTAAAACTAATATAATAAAAGAGTTGATAAACAGACAAAAACAACTTTCCATAAAACACGCTTAAGATTAATTCTAAGCGTGTTTTTTTAGTATAGGTATGAAATGTATTAATAAAGATTTAAACCGCCCTAGCAAGTAATCTAAGGCGGTTTAAATTGATTGAAAGGATTGAATATATATGATGTTACGTTATGGAAAAGAATATAATAAAACTATTGAAGGCTTAAAAACTGAATTTACAAATAAAATAAATGAATATATTGGGACTAAATTAACACGTAAAGACATTGTAGTAAAACCAAATACTAAAAAAGATGCTTTATCTGATTATAATATTCATTTATCTATTGTTAATACAAATAACGTTATACCTTCATTAAACATTATATCTTTAATAAATAAACTTGAGATAACAAATAAACAAGAAAAAAGAGTCGTTAAAATTTTAAAACACTATGTAACAAATAACGATATAAAATTTTGGATTGATAATATAACCGCTTGTTTTATTTGTAGTAATGGGTGGTATTTTTTTGAAAAATATCCTCGTATCAATAATTTAATATATAATATTGTCGAAAAAATTATAAATGAAATAGAACTAAATACATTATATATTTTCTCACGTTTTCAATCTAAAGTAAAACAATTATAAGGAGCTTGATACTATGCACACTTTTTTAATACAATCGTATTATACTATATTATCATAAAGGAGCTAGGTAATATGAAAAATTATAAAAAGTATGCAGCTATAGCAGACAACGGGAAAATAATTGCTTATGGTATCTTTTATAATTTAAATCAATACAAATGGCTTGAAAGTAAAAGCCCATCATTTGAAAAGTTTATACGACTACCAGCAAAAGAAGCGTATAAATTATTAAATAAAAGTGTGTTTTTTATAGATTATAGAGAAGGATATAACTTATATGATTTTATATGATACCAACTAAGGCACTTTATAGAAATTCTATAGAGTGCCTTTTTATTTGTAAATTGAAAGGATTGATTATAAATGATATTTTTTAAAAAAATGAGAGAAATAAAAAGAGAAGGGCGTCCCGCTCATTCTAATAGTATACAACTATATAGATATTTATTAGCTTGTAAAATGCTGCACGACAAAAAGGGAATATCTAATAATAAATTGCCGTATCCTGGTATTTTGGGTATCAATATTCACGCCACTAAAATTCCTGAGCTTGTAAATCTTATTTATTATAGTCAGCAGGCGTATAATAAATGGTTATCTAAAGATTATAATAAATATTGGGCTGATTTTATAGGTTCGACAACTTATTATAATCAATATATTGATATATTTTTGAAAAACTATTTAAACAACGCTCACCGCTTTTTAGATAATGAATCATGGTGGCGTTTATATGATAGATTAAATAAAAGCTTAAGAAAATAGACTTTTGAAAGGATTGAATATAAGTGAATAGCAAACAAAAAGAATATTTAAAATTAAAACAAGAAATGGCTTTAGGTGATATTGAGCAAGCAAAAAAACAAATTGATTTATACTTGTCTGATTTATCTTTAAAGATAGATAAATTAAGACAATATTTTTCTGTGCATGGTCTTTGTATTGATGGTGATATTAGAGAAATACACTCTATTACTAGCGAACTATTAGAGGAAAATAACATCATCATTAAAAATAATGCAGACTATAAGACGTTTAAAAAAATGGAGGCTTTAGACATGGATAAACACATTGTAATTTTTGAAAGTTTTAAAATAAATAGAAATGGGAATAAAGTATATAAAATATCTGTGCTACATTGCAATGATAAAGGATATAGAAATGCAACTGAATCAATTGCAAGCAAATTAAACTTGAGATATCGTACAGGATATATTTATATTCAAGATTATAAATCTTGTATCAAAGAATTATTTAATAATAGCTTAAATAATGTTGAATTTATAGACGATTAAACATCAGTATAATTAATAGCTTAGAAAGGATTGAATAAAATGTATACATTAAGTGATTATGTTGCAATGATTGAAGAAGGAAATAATACAGTAATTCTATTTAATAGAATTGTAGACTTAATACAAAAAGATTTACTTTATAAAACAACATCTATTAACAGCTTGATAAATTATATGGAAAACATAGGGCTTTATGTTACACTACACGACTATACAAAAGATAATACTATGCAATTTGCTTTTCATTCTTGTAAATATCTATATGTAGAATACAAACCTATTAATAATGAGTTTATAAAAATAATTGATGTTAGATTTTAGGAGGGTTTATTTATGAATATGTTATTAGATACATTTATTTTTATATCTTTGATTCTGTGTGTTTTTACAGATGATTTAGTTGAAATTAAATCAACATTGTATTTGATACTAATGATAATGTTAGTTGTATTATTGCCAAACGTGGTACTAACAAAAAGTAGATATTATAACAAAAGAGGTAGATAAAATGCACTTTATAGAAATTCTATAGAGTGCATTTTTATTATAAATAAAGGAAGTTTTTTAATTTTAGGTTTATATTCTAAGAATTGAATCAGAGGGTATAAGTTAGAGTTTAAATCTAATTTATACCTTTTATTGAGTTCTTAGAACTCTAAAATATTAGATGAGGTGGTATTGTTATGTATTTAGAACTTTTAAGAAATATTAGTATTTTGAAATTTCCTTATGATTGGATTAAAAATGAAGAACTTTGTAATCGTGTCATAGATGCAGTTAAAACAAATAAAGATATAAAATTAAATGCTGCTGAATTAATGAGTATAGCTCATGCTTGTTTAAGTTATGAAAAGGCGATTGATTGCAACTATTTAGGATTTAAATATCCTGTATATACTATAAAATTTATTCAGAAATACTTGACAGGTTCTCATTTTAAAAAGTTTACTCTTTATGGATTAGATAAAGAACTTCAATCTTATATTGAAACTATGAGTAATTTTTTACATGATCCTGATATGGAACGTAATTTTATCAGAATAGGTAGAACAAAAAGAAATAAAAAATAATATTAAAGGAGTAATGAATTATGAAAGTAGTTTTTAATTTTTACGAAGATGGCTCTAATTTTAAACAAATGTATAACGTAAAAAACATAGATAGCCAAACCTTAAAAAGGATAATGAAAGAAAATGAAGGAAATGGTGATGAGAAGCCATACATTACCTATAAAGGGAAAATTTTAGATATTGAGAATCCTATATTACCAAAGACAAAAACTAGAGAAGAAGAACTGTGGGACAAATTAAAAAAAGAAATAATAACCTCAAATAAAGGTTTTTTTGAAGTTATAGATATGATATTGAATAAGAATTTTCTATGGCTTATTTTGAATGAGTCATACGAAGAAAATGGAAACGAATATATTCCAATGGTTATGGAGATATACACAGAAGAAATGCTTGTATATAAAATTACAAGTTGTTCAGATGGAGAAATAAGAGGTAATTGGGAAATATCAAAAGTTCCTAGTAATATACTAAAATTAGCAGAAGAAGAGCCAGAATACGATTATGATTATTGGAAAAATCATTGGACAGAAGAAATATCACACGACTTTTATTCAGATTTCTATTTTGAAAAAATTGCTATGGATAAAATCGTTGATGATATTAAAAATATTTATGCTACTAACAACAAACAAGATGCTTTCAATATTGCTAAAAAATACCTAGTAGAAACATTGATGTACGACAAAGATATATTAAAATACATTTCCCTATATGATAGCAATAGAATTTATTGCAAAGTAACTAAAAATTTTGGATTTATTTCATCTTTCAATCATAGAGAGGATATATTCTCAAGAGAATTTATGATTTTAAAAAATGAAGGATATATAAGAAAAATAGACATAGAGTCTAATAATTATTATATCTGTATAAAAAATCCTAAATATGATAATGAAAATGGAAACGAATATAAGTCTGAAAAAAGTTATTTAGAAATAAAAATAGATAATTTATAAACAAGAGGTGAATATTATGAGTATTATTCTAGGGTTTTTAATGGCACTATTTATCATTTTATTAACATCATCAAACGATCGTTATTAATAATAATTTAGAGGTGAAACCAATGTTTACAAGATATTTAGAGGAAATCAAGTTAAGTAGAGGAGATAAAACCTATACAAAATATGCACAAATATTAAGAAAATTTGAAAATAAACCCATAAATATGGGTACAGTAAAAGAAATTATGAACTTAAATATGTCTATTAATTCAAAGAAATTCTATTTATCAGTTTGGATTAGAGCATTGAAGTTTTACAAAAAAGACTGTGAAGAAGTAGAAAGATTTACTAAAACTATTCATACACAAGAAAAACTTGCAGAAGCACCAACACAGGAAGCAGTAGAAAAAATTATTAATAGTACAACTGATAAAAAAGTTAAGCTGTTAGTATCTTTAATGTCATATGCTGGACTTCGTATTTCTGAAGCTCAAAATATGCTTATTAAAGATATTTCTTTAGAGGAAAATAAATTCATTATACGTAATACAAAAAATCATACGGATAGATTATGTATTATAAATTCTAAATTAAAGCCACTGTTAATAGAATGGCTTAATAGTAAAGACCGAAATACAGGGGACTATGTTTTTAACTCTCCTCGTGGTGGTAAATATACTACAAATTATCTAAAAGATATTGTTAAAAATCATTGTATTAAAGCTGGATATCCTGCCTTGCATTGTCATTCATTTAGACATTACTTTGCAACTAATTTCTATCAAAAAAGTCATAGTAATATAGCTTTAACAGCTAGAGCTTGTGGACATAAAAGCATAAGTACAACAATGAGATACATTGCGACAAGTGCATCAGATTTAGCAAATATAATAAATAAATTCTAAAAATATGCTTGACAAAAAATAAGCAAGACAAAAAAGTGTATTCAAAGAGAAAAGGAGATTATACTCATGGAAAACGAAAAAATAATGAATAAAATAATGGCACTACTTAACAAAACTGTAGAGAATGGTGCAACTGAACAGGAAGCTATTGCTGCTGGTTTAATGGCTCAACGTTTAATGAAAAAATATAAGATTTCAGAAGTGGTAGACATTACCAAACCAAAAGAGGTAATTCGTAATGATGTTAAAATCAAAACTAAAACATGGATATCCTTTCTTGCTGGTGTAATCGGTGATAATTTTTGTTGTCAAGTTATTAAATCACCTGTAATTAATGTTAAAACTAGAAAATCAACATACATTATTAGATTTTATGGGTATGAACAAGACGTAAAAGTAGCTACAAAAATGTTTAATGTTTTATGTGAACTTATTGATAGAGGTATTGTAAAACAAAAAGCATTAGCTAGACGCAAATATGGAACATCTAAAGGTGTTCAAAATGCTTATGCAAGTTCTTTTATTAGAGCAGTTAATAAAGCATTAAGTGAGCAACGTAGAGCCTTATCACTGGTTATTTCTGATCAAGTTATAGCTAAAGTAAATGAAATACACCCTGATATTAAAGATGGATCAATAAAATTTAAAATTGAATATTATAGTGAAGCTGCTATAAGTGATGCTAGAAAGCAAGGCGAGATAGATGGTAGAGAAGCTACAGAAAGAAGAAAATTAAAGTGATTTGATATAATAAATAAAAAAATAAACATAAGGAGAAAATAAAATGTACTCACAAGAAATAGATAAAATATTAACAGATAACAGATTATCTTTTAAAGCTAAAGGTATATATTTAATTATTTATCAAGGTAAAATCAACATTACACTTGAAAATTTAAAACAAATAAGTTCAGATGGAACAACAGCGATTGCTAACGGAATTAAAGAATTAGAACAATTAGGATATATAAAAAAAGAAATTGTTCGGAAAAATGGAAAATTCAAGAAGGTTTTGTATAAAATTACAAAATAATGTTATAAAATCTTATTTTATTGAAGGAGATTCTGTATGACAAAAAGACGATATTGGTTAAAACTTAGAGAAGACTATTTTAATTCACCAAAAATAAAAAAACTTAGATCAGTTGCTGGTGGTGATACCTACGCTTTAATATATTTAGAATTGCAATGTTATTCTATAAAAAATGAAGGCATTATTGAATTTGAAGGATTAGAAGATAACCTTGCAAAGGAATTAGCTTTAATCTTAGATGAAGAAGAAATGAATGTAGCATATTTATTATCTTATCTTGAAAAATATAAACTTATTGATTGTATTGAAGAAAATAAATATGCCCTAGTTGAAGCAATGGGAGCTATTGGTTCTGAAGCTGAAAGTACAAAACGAGTACGAGAATATAGAGCCAGACAAAAAGCGTTACAATGTAACGACAATGTAACGGATATGAAACATGATGTAACAAAGTGTAACGATATATATAATAAGAATAAAGATATAAGAAATAAGAATAATATATATAATAATATAATGATTGATATAAATATTATTAATGATTATATAAAAAATAATAATTTGGAATATGTGGATGCTGAAGAATTTTATAATTATTATTCTTTACGGGATTGGAAAACCAAGAATGGTGAACCAATTACAAATTTAGTAGCTTTATTAGTTAGTTGGAATACTAGAAATAAAGTTAGAGTAGAGGAAACAAGAGAAACACAAAGAAAAATGAATGAACGACATGATTATGCTGCTGATTCTAATAATGTACCTAAACCTGTACCTTTAGAAGTTCCTGAATTTTTACCTGAAAATGCAAGTGATTTTTTAAATAAGTTAGCTAAAAGTGGAAAACAAAGCACTGTATTACAATCTATTATAGGAAATTTAGCTAAAGAAAAGGAGATGGAATAAGTGTATAAGATAAATCAATCAAACTCTACAGATATTGCTTGTTATATATACTTAAAGCAATATAAATTACGGGTATTTAAAATTTTTTTTTACTACAGGGCTTGCATGGAGCTAGAAGCATGATAATATAAAAAATGTAGTAAAAAAGAAGGAGAGCTTTGTTAATGATAAATAGTATTTCTTATAGCTTATTAGGAAACAGAAAATATTACTTGTTGAAAGATGTATTTAATCTTACTAAATTGCACACATATGTTCCTGAAAGATTATTAAAGGACATAGACAATGATGAAGTGCTACGTGTTTGTTTACAAAAGAGTAAAGGCGGAATAGCTAAGAAAAAGACTATTTACGTAACAGAGGGTGCTGCTAGGCAGATTTTAAATAAATATGTAAAACCTAATAAAACATCTTTATTTGAGATAATTGATTTAGCAAGAAAATATGGTGTATCTGAAGGTTTTATAACAGCCCATATATATGCAGGCGATTTAGAAAAACAACTTGAGTATAGACGGAAATATTTTGGAATTGAAGATGAAGTAAAATCATATAATTGTAGAGATTTCACTAAAAAAACAATATGGTAATTATAGAATAAACTAAATCTTCAAAAGATTACGTCTATTATTGTATAGTTAACATATATGAACAAAAGGAAATAGAATGGATAAAAAAGTTATAAATTATATTCCTCACTTCAAATATATAAGTGAGGAATTAGAAAAAGAAATATCTCAAGAAAAACGAAAAAATCTTATATGTACCTTATGTTTAATTGTAGGTGCAACAATGATGATAGGATAGGTGAATAAAAATGAATGAATTATTAAAAGTGGAGATTAATGCAAACAATGAACAGGTAATTAGTGGTAGATTACTTCATCAGTTTTTAGAAGTAGGTACACAATATACTAAATGGATTGAAAGAATGTTGCCTTATGGCTTTACAGAAAATGTTGATTTTATAACTATTAGTCAAAAAAGACTAACAGCTCAAGGAAATGAAACAACATATATTGACCATACTTTAAAACTAAATATGGCAAAGGAATTATGTATGCTTGCTCGCAATGAACGAGGGAAGGAAGCCCGTAAATATTTTATTAAATGTGAAGAAGCATGGAATAGTGAAGATATGATTATGGGATAGGAGAAACATATAATGAATGAATTACAACTAATTAATGAAAATGGAAAAATTTATGTAGATAGTCGTCAAGTGGCTAAAATGATTGGAAAACGTCATGACAATTTAATAAGAGATATTGATGGTTATGTAAATATCTTAGGGCAAACCTCAAAATTGAGGACTGATAATTTCTTCGTTAAATCAAGCTATCAAGCAGGAACTGGTAAAACTTATCCTTGTTACAATCTTACTCGTAAAGGTTGCGACATGGTCGCAAATAAATTAACTGGTGAAAAAGGT